TACCTTTGTCTATAATATTGCAGAAGATTTGACCGAAATTACAAGAGATTCAAAGGTATACTTTATTGAAGAAAACGAAGATGGAAATTATAGAGTTTACTTCGGTGATGATGTAATTGGCAAGAAACCTACAAATGGCAATATCATCAATATCACATACATTGACAATGCCGGTTCAATAGCCAATAAGATCAATGTCTTTACAATTGTTGAATCGGTTGGCTCATTCAATGATAATGTTCGCATATCTTCTACTGGTGCATCATATTCTGGTACTGAGAAAGAAACAATTGAGCAGGTCAAGTATCGTGCACCATACTTCTACTCAGCACAGAACCGCGCTATTACCATATATGACTATGAAACTCTGGTTACCAAAGACTATCCAAACATCGATTCAGTGGCTGTATGGGGCGGTGAAGACAATATTCCTGTTGTTTACGGTAAGGTATTCTTATCATTGAAGACTAAGGAAAACTACTTCTTAACTAATTTGGAAAAAGAAAGCATTAAGAACAGTCTAATCACAAATAGAAACGTCTTAACTGTTATACCTGAAATCGTTGATCCGTCTTATACATACATCTTTGTTCGCGGATACGTATATTATGATCCGACTTTAACTCAATACACAGCGGCCCAGATTAAAAGCTTTGTCGTTGCTTCTATTGAAGACTATAAGACAGACTATCTCGGTAAGTTTAAGTCTGGTTTTCAAAAGTCGGTAATACAGCAGTATATTCAGGACTCGGAAAAATCTATCACTGGTTCCGATATTAAGGTTATACTTCAAAAGAGAATTCCAATCACACTAAGTCAAACAAAAAGCTATACCGTTGATTATGGAATACCTATAAAGAAAGGCGATTTCAATAGCTCAATATCATCTTATCCTTCATTAGGCATTGTTGATACTAACTTTGTTACAAGACAGATATTCTTTGAAGAGGTGCCATCAATAAGCTCTGGTATTGATAGAATCGATATTGTAAATGGTGGTATAAACTATACTACAGTTCCGACAGTCACTATCACTGGCGATGGCACAGGAGCAACAGGTATTGCTAAACTTTATGGTGGTAGAATTGCGTCGATTGAATTGACCAATAAAGGTTCTAATTATACAAGAGCTATTGTAACTATATCGGGAGAAACAGGATCAGGTGTTGTTGTGGATCCTATTCTTCAGTCTCGCGTCGGAACTCTTAGAACATACTATCTAAACGAAAATGGCGAAAAAGTATTCGTCAACAATAATGCTGGAACAATAGACTATGATAATGGTATAATTGTTCTTAAGTCTCTATTACCTGTGTCGGTAGCAACAAATGCTTATTATGAACCAAATGTATTGACGATAAATACATTTGTAGACAAAGAAATTATTACCTCTATCAGAAATAAGATTATAGACATTGATGTTGATAATCCGCTCTCATATCAAATAGAAATTGTTTCAGCATAAAAGATGATCAGCAACAACAAAATATCAAATTTAATCGAATCGCAAGTTCCGTTCTTTGTTAGGAACGACCATGAAAACTTCGTCGCTTTTGTGGAAGCTTACTATGAATTCTTAGAACAGCAAACAGGTGTTGTGAACGTCACTAAGAACCTATTAGATCAAGCAGATGTTGACCTGACTGATATCTTTGTTGAGAAATTCTACGATAACTTTCTTCCATTTATTCCAAAAGATACTGCTGTAGATAAAACTCTTATTCTAAAGCACATCAAGGACTTCTATCGTTCAAGAGGTACCGAAAAGTCTATCAGATTCCTTATGAGAATTTTGTTTGATGAAGATGTTGAATTCTATTACCCACAGAGAGATATTCTAAGAGTATCCGATGGTAAATGGTTCCAAGAAAAATCTGTCAAGATCACAAATATAAAAGTTAATGGTGTTGCTAACAGTTCTTTAGGAATAGAAACTAAATTCGTCAATAGAAGAATCACAGGCGATGTTTCAAATGCATTTGCTCTAATCGAAAGAACTTCATCATACTACGAAGGCACTTCTCTTGTTCGTGAGCTTAAGCTATCAAACCAGTATAAAACATTTGATTCGGGTGAAGGAATAACATCAAATTTTATTGAAAACGGTGTTGAAAAGACAATCACGGCCAATCTTTTCTCTGGCGGTATCAATACTGTTGAGATCACTAATCGCGGAACAAGATATCAAGTTGGTGATCAGGTAATAATTGAGAGTGGAACTGGAAGTGGCGGCGTTGTTATTGTCACATCCGTTAGTAGTGGTAATCTAAGCTCTATTGCAGCACTAAATGGTGGTGCTGGATTCCAAAAAGGAAATCAAGTCCTGATTACTGGTGGCGGCGGATCAGGAGCAAATGCAAATGTTTCTTCAGTTTCAGCAGACAACTTTTATCATCCTAACTCATACAATATTATCTATACTACTATACAATCGATAGCAAATGCAAATATCAATAACCTTAACTATGGTCTGCATTTCTCTGGGTTTACAAATCCTGCTAATGCTAACACTACACTAGCAAACTCTCTTTCTTACTTTGTTTATGCCAACACTGGTCCAATCACAGGCGTTCTTCTATACAATTTAGGTTCTGGTTATCTAACCGCTCCTACAATTACCGCTCAAGCTAATACAAGAGTGAGAAATCTTGGTATTCTTGGTAAAATGAGAATTGTTAATGGTGGTACTGGATACTATATTGGAGACACTATTGAGTTTATAAACGTTCCTGGCGGAACTGGATCTGGTGCAGCAGCTAGAGTTGCTAATGTTGATATGGCACAATCCAATACAATCAGTGCTGTGGCGTTCGTGAGTGTTCCTGGTCAAATTACTGGCGGTTCAGGATATGAACAACTATTGCTACCAATAGCTAATGTTGTATCGGCAAATGCTCAAGCTTCTAATGCCAATATTCAAGTTACCGCTGTTCTTGGATCAGGAGAAACCTTATATTCTGCGAACTCTGTAGAAGGTCAAATTTTAAGTCTTGAAATTCTATCTCGCGGTTCAGGATACACAACCATACCAACTTTAAATCTTACACAATCTGGTGATGGAACTGCACAAGCTGTAGCTACAATCATTACAGGAGCATTTACATATCCTGGTAGATATCTAAACGACGATGGTCATATCTCTTCATACAACTTTATTCAAGACAGAGATTATTATCAGAAGTTCTCTTATGTTGTTAAGGTAAAGCAATCTTTAGATAAGTATCGTTCGGTTCTTAAAAATCTAATACATCCTGCTGGTATGAAACTATTTGGTGAGTATTTAACTGTGGATGAAGGAGCAAATCTAAATCTTTCTGTTAGAGGAACATCGGACAATCTATTATCTACCAAAACAGAAACATATAATTTCTCTAAAGGAAATGTAGGTATCAATTACAGTTCTCACGGTTTAAATGTCAACGACATTGTATATCTGGAATGGTTGACTGGTAACTTATCTCCATCTAACATAGCAACTGCTGTTGCTGCTAACGTTATAAATGTTCCTTACGACAGTGTGGCTGGACCATATAAGATCAAAACAGTAGTGAACACAGACCATTTTATAATCAACACTGTTTCTTACATAGCCAATACTTCTATTCGCACATATCTAGCAAATACTCTTCTTCCTAATACATCAGGAACAGTGAATGTTGGTAAAGTTATATACTAAATAGTAAAAATAGGAAAAGAAATGTCTTCAATTTACACTAAAAGTATGCAAATCTATAATGCCGAGAATTTTAAGGCATCAATTGGAGATACAAGTCTGCCATACGTTTACTTTACATTCGGTAAGGTAGATGAATGGGCAAGTGAAGGTGCTCCTCCTCAAGCTAATAGCTCTATCGACACATTCAATCAAGTTTGGAAAAATATGATTGGTGCTAAGAAGATTGTTGGTAATGATATTCGTCTTGCTATCCGCAGATTTGATTGGGTATCAGGAACAGTTTATACAGCATATGATGATTCCGAAGCAACTTTAGATATGAATGATCCTGATGTTAAGTTTTATGTTGTTACTGATGAATGGAATGTATATAAATGCCTTGGCAATAACAATAGCGGTGCATCGACAGTTAAACCAACAAGCATCAATACATATTTGGCCGAACAGTTATCCGATAAGTACATCTGGAAATATATGTATACACTTTCGGATGAAGAAAAACTTCGTTTTACAACGGTAAATTATATTCCAGTTCGCACATTAACAGAAGACAATGGAACATTGCAATGGCATGTTCAAAATAATGCTGTACAAGGTTCGATTGGATCAATAAAGATTGTAAATGCAGGATCTGCTTATTCTGTAGCTACTCCTCCTACAATCACTATTACTGGCGATGGAACAGGTGCTGAAGCTGCCGCAACTGTCAATACAACAACATTTGGCATAGAAAGCATTTTAATTACAAACAAAGGGCAAAATTACACATACGCTAATGCAGCCTTTACTTCTGCTAATGGCAGTGGAGCAAATGCAAGAGTTATTATGAGTCCTACAGGTGGTCATGGTGCTAATCCTGTAGAAGAACTTGGAGGATCTTTTGTTATACTTAATCCAAGACTAAGAGGCTCGGAATCAGATATCATAGACACTCAAAACGAAATTAGACAGATAGCATTAATTAAAAATCCTGTATTGAGAGATGGTACTACAATAGCTTCTGGACTAGTATATTCACAAACAACATCGGTAACGTTAGATCCAGTAGGCGACAACTATGTAGAAGATGAATATGTTTATCAAGGAATAAGTCTAGCGTCTGCATCATTTAAAGGTAGAGTTGTAAGTTGGAATTCTGGATTGAATCTTTTAAACTTGATAGATGTGTCTGGAACTTTAACAACTGATCCATTAACAGGCGACACATCAAAAGCTTCTCGTCAGGTTCAAAGCAGCATTAACAAAGCTTTTACTCCATATACAGGAAGTTTATTGTACATAAATAATATTACACCAATTCAAAGAGCTACAGATCAAACAGAAGATTTTAAGATCGTGGTTTCATTTTAATCCCAGTGAAGAGGAAAAAGACTAAATGACTGTAGGTTCAGATTACGCAAATACAGAGGCTTACAACTTATCGACAGATTTGAATGTAACTCCATATTATGATGATTATGAAGATAATAAAGAGTATTACAGAATCCTCTATAAGCCTGGATTTGCCGTTCAGGGGCGTGAACTTACTCAAATGCAGACAATTCTGCAAAAGCAGATCACACGATTTGGTAGACATATTTTTGACGAGGGTACCATTGTTCTTCCCGGTAACTTCCAATTATTTGCAAATAACGATTCTTCGGTTTCTAAAGGTTTAAATTATGTAAAGATTAGAGATGTTGATAACTCAAATAATAACATAACACTATCAAACTTTGATGGTGTTGTACTTCGTGGCGCAACATCTAATATTACCGCATATGTTAATATTATTGCTGATGGTTCTGAAATTAGCTCTAATACCAAAACACTTTATGTTGATTATCTTTCAGTCAGTTCTTCAAATACAGCACAAAAAACATTTCTTAACAATGAAACTCTCGTATCAAATGTAGGTAATGTTGTTACTGTATCATCAAATGCTACAGGAAAAGGATCAGTTTTTCGTATTACAGAAGGTGTTATATTCTCAAAAGAACATTTTGTATACTTCCCAGAACAGGAAGTTATTTTAGATCGATATAATGATAATCCAACAGCTAAAGTTGGATTTAATATTATTGAAAATATTGTTGATTATACTGTTGATAGCACTCTACTTGATCCAGCTCTTGAATCTTCAAACTATTCTGCACCAGGTGCTGATCGTTTAAAACTAACAGCAGTTTTGGAATCTCGCGCATTTGATGACACTGAAGGTGTTCCAAACTTTACCACTCTTTTCACTATCAAAGATGGTGTTATTCAAACATACAATCAAAGAACTCAATACAGTATTCTTAAGGATGAATTGGCAAAGAGAACATTTGATGAGTCCGGAGATTACTATGTTTCTGGTCTCGATGTTGAATTAAGAGAAAACGCAGATTCAGGCACAAATGGAGGTTTAATTTTAGCAGCACTTAATCCAGATGCAAACTTAATTTCCGTTCGCGTTAATCCTGGTACAGCTTATGTTAAGGGATACGAAGTTGAAATAATTCGTCCAGAATATTTGATTACTCCTAAATCTACACAATATATTAATGTAAATTCTCAAATTGTATCTGCTTTCATGGGATCTTATGTTACTGCCAATAACATGTCGGGTCATCTTGAACTTGATGAAGGTATTACTATCGATCTTCTTGACAGATATAATAGAAGAGTTTCAAATGGCATATTTACAGCAGCGGCTGTAGGTAATACTATCGGTACAGCTACCGTTATGAGCGTTGAATATAACAGCGGTGTATTAGGAACATCTGATGGTAGAGTAGATATCTATATCACTGATATCCGTATGCTAGGAAGCAACAGCTTCTCATCTGTGAAGAGCTTGTATAGTAACAATGCAACAACTGCTGATTTTGGCGCCGATATTGTTCCAGATAGCACAACAAATACTACAGTTCTAAGAGAACCGTTTAACGCGCCTCTATTGTATTACACTGGTTCTAATTTTACCAGAAAAGTAAAAGATTATAGTGATCTACCAGACACAACATATTACTATACTACGACAATACCCGTAACAATTGCATCGGATGGTTCATTCACTGCGTCTGCGCCAGGTTCGGACTCTCTTCCTTATACAGGAACACTTTCTACAACAGACAAGAGAGAACTTTTCTTAAATCTTGAAACATCCGTAAACGTTGCTATGTCAGGAACTGTTGATGCTACTATTGGTAGTAACCTTGTTAATGGTTTTTCAACCACTTGCACTCGTTTAAATGCCGGAGAAAAAGTTCAGTTCTCAGGAAATTCTCTCACATTTACAGTTTTGAGTACACCTACAAGTGACTCTGGCACTGGTATATTACAATTAGCAGAACTTAATGTACCATCGCTTAACGGCAATACACTTTTCAGACACTACGGTGCAGGTAGCTTTATTGACTTAACAACGAAAGGTGTAACAAGTGGCACAGTACGTTCTGTAACCGCTGCTACTCCAACATTAACATTGAATCTAAATGAAACTTTCCCTGCGGGAGGCACAACAGCAGCATTATCATTTAGATCAGCCAGAACATCTGCTATACAAACAGGTAAAACATTAAGACCAAGCAGATATGTTAAAATTAATTGTGCAAATGCTGTCACTACTGCTGGACCATTTAATCTTGGATTCTCTGATGTTTATAGAATAAAGAGCATTGTAAAGAAATCTTCAAGTTTCCCAACATCAAATACTGATGGAACAGTAGTTACATCCCAGTTCATTTTCAATAATGGACAAAAAGATACTCTATACGATATAGCTACTATTAAACCAACAACAAGTCTTGCTACAACAGACAGACTTCTTGTTGAATTGGATTATTTTATACCAGATTTCTCACAAGGTAAAGGATTCTTTACTGTCGATTCTTATCCAGTTAACGATATCGCATCTTCAAGCACAACAATAGGCACAGCCGAAATTCCTATCTACACATCACCATCATCAGGTAAAAAATATGACTTGAGAAATCATATTGACTTTAGACCTGTAAAGACAATTACAGCAACAGACGCAACATCTCCAGGCAGTGCTACAGAAGATCCAGGAAAATCAAATTCGTTTAATTTTACATCTAGCACACTTGCTCTGGCTTCACCATCTTCCGAAATTAATTTCGATTACTCATATTATGTTGCGAGAAAAGATATTGTTCATGTGAGCAAGAATAAACTATTCTCTATCACACAGGGACAACCGGCCGCTCTTCCTATTACTCCTCAAATACCAGAAGATGAATTGGCCATAGCTGAATTGACCATTGCTCCATATCCATCTATCTCATCTTATTATGGTAAGATTATTGGTAGACAAGATATCGCATCTTCAAGCAGAAGACTTGCTTCTGTCCGCCAAACAATGCGTGATCTTGGTGTTATGAAGAGTAGAATTGCAAATCTTGAATATTATGCGTCACTCAGCTTGTTAGAAAAGAGTGCTGCTGATATGTTAATTCAAGATGAAGCCGGTCTTGATAGGTTTAAAAATGGTATCTTCGTTGATACTTTCCGTAATCACTCATTAGGAGACTCATCAAATCCAGATTATCGTATTGTTGTTGATCCTGTTGAAAATAGCATCCGTCCTCTATATTCTATGCAATCTATCAACTATGATTATCTTTCTGGTTCGAACGTAAGAAAGACCGGTGATCTGATCACTCTTGACTATAGTGAAGTCGAGTATGCAAACATATCTTCTGTTACCGCAACATTGAACACTGAAAGATCAACATATAGCTTTGTTGGTAATATGACACTTGTTCCAGAAAGTGATATTTGGATCGACACTATCACTCTACCACCAAATGTTATTGACATACAAGATGCTAGTTTGGATGGCCTAGGTGATGCTCAACAAGTAGGTGGCGTAACAACCACATGGAATGCTTGGAAAACTTATGTTAGTGGATATACAGTTTACAAAGGAGAAGGTGCCACAAAGACTTTAGTTGGAACATATACAAATCTTACTGCCGCTCAGGCAGCCGCTGAAAATATTAGAACGACAAGCTTTGGAGCTACTATTGAAACAACATCTATAAATGAAAGAACAGGTTCGGAAGCATACACTTTTTCTGATGCTGACAGCGTTTCAACAGGTAGTAAAGTTGTAAATACCGATATTGTGCCATATATTAGACCACAAGTTATTGTCGGATCTGTTACTGGTATTAAACCTTACGCAAAATATAAGTTATTCTTTGATAATATTGATATGACCTCTTATGTAAGACCGGTTACATATGCTGAATATCTAAATGCTGGAAATATCACAAGTTGGACATATAATGTGGGCAGTGATATTTTAGCTGATGCTAATGGTGAGTTGTGGTTTAGATTGAGTTTACCAAATACAGATAATTTAAGATTTACTGTAGGTTCAAAACTTGTAAGAATTACAGACAGTTTGACAAACTCTGGAGAAGAAACATCTTTTGCTGAAAAAGCTTTCTTTGCACAAGGCACTATTCAAACAAAGCAAGATACTATTCTTTCGACGAGACAGGTTGATATAAGAAATGTTCCGCTATTCGAAACAAACAATAGTGCAACATTCCAAACTTTACCTCCTTTAACTCCACCTAAGAAAAAAAGAAATTTTAATCGTGATTTACCTGACAATATTGTGCCAAGAAACAACAGATCGTGTCTTGCATATGTATTGCCAATTAAAGTTCCTAACGGTGAAGAAGGTATTTTCTTAACTTCCGTTGATATATTCTGTGCTGAAAAACATCCTACTCTTGGTATGTGGTGTGAAGTAAGAGAACTTGACAGTGGCGGTGGAATTACAGGTAATGCTGTTCCATTCTCTGCTGTATGGTTTACAAATGCTGAAGTTCCTATTTCTACTAATGGTAGAGATAACCCATTAAATGTTGCATTTGAAGCTCCAATCTTCTTGTATGCTAATAAGTCTTATGCTTTCATTATCCATCCAGAAGCGACAAATCCAAACTATTATTTTTGGATCTCAAGAATTGGTCAGACAGATAGAAATACAAATTTGCAAGTAACAGGTCGTGCTTATAATGGTGCAACATTCACAACAAACAATGATACAATTTGGGTATTAGAAGAAAAGACCGATCTAACATGCAAGTGGTATCGTGCATCATTCAATGTAGGATCAGGATATTTTGAAATTGGAAATCAACCAAAAGAAAAGTTGTATTTGAATAGCATTGTAGGTAGTCTTGAAGGATTCGGTGAACCATTCGTCACAGGTGATAGAATCACTCTATCTGGAATTCAGGCCAATACTGGGGACTTCATTATTGGCAAATCGTCTGGAATCAATGCTAAAGTTATTAGTATTTCTAGTGGAACTTATAAAACATCAAATATTAGATTTACATCTAGTGAAGGTGTAACGATTAAGTATGGTGCAAATGGTGTAGTCAAGGCAGATTCGGAAGCTTCAAATGTAAGTACCGTTTCAAGTATCACTAGAGGTGTTGGATTCCTTGAATACTATAAGGAATCTCCAACATCAACCCAAATGATCCTATCAAGTTCAAATGGCAAGTTCTCTGTAGGCGAAACAATATTTGATATCTCAGATGAAGGTTCAGCAAATATTGCTTCTATCAATAACTTAAGATATTCTGTTATAGATTTTGAACCGGCAGTTATTAACTTTGTTCGAACTGGCGTTTCGTATGAAATGGCAACATATTCAAATACTGGAACAGCAGACGCATACTTTACTTTTGATGCTGGTGAAAATTATTTATTTAATGAAGAAAAAGCTGTGTTCTCTCGTTCTAACGAAATTGCAACGTTGTCTTCAAACTATTCAAATAAAATTAAATCCACAATATCAACATCTACAGATTATCTATCTCCGGTATTTGATATTGGAAGAACACATTCAATCGTCGTTGATAATCTTATAAATGCAAATACTGTTGATGAAGCTGCTACACAGGGTGGGCAACTATTTAATAAGTACATTTCGAAGATTGTGACATTGGCCGACTATCAAGATGCAGAAGATATGAATGTGTTCTTGACAGCTTATCGTCCTCCTGAAACAGATGTAAAGGTTTGGATCAAGTTATTGAATGGTGAAGATTCTGATCCTATGTCTCAGAAAGTTTGGATTGAAATGGAAAAGAGTTATGGTGGTGATAGTACGTATGCTTCAATTGCTAACAAGAACGATTTTAAAGAATATAAGTACCTCTTACCAGCACAAACTGTAAACACTGGTGGACTTAATGCTACCAATGGTATATTTACATATAAAAACAGTGCAGATGTGACATTCAGCACCTTCAAGTCATTCCAGATCAAAGTCGGTCTTCTTGGTAATAACAGTGCAGTTGTTCCAAGAGTTGCTGATCTAAGAACAGTAGCGTTGCAGATTTAAAACCATGAAAAAAACTGAGATTCCAGGTGTATATAAAGTAGCAGAAGGTATCCTTGTAAACAGGGATACCGAAGCTCTTGATAAGTATAAAAAGAGACGCGCAGCTAAGAGAAGAACTGAGCAGCAGATAAATACTTTAGAAGAAAAAGTATCTAAGATTGATAAGCTGGAAAACGATCTGGAAGAAATCAAATCACTATTAAAAAAGTTGGTAGAATAGACAAATGGCATTAGCAAACGTAGCACTAACAAACACATTTGATGAATGGCGTACTAGAACGAATCAGTTGGTAGTTCAAAGTAATTACTATGAAACTAATTTGCCAACTTATGCCTATGCTAATAATATTGGTGTGACAGCTAATGCTTTTGCTTCTGCAACAATAGCAGGTGCTAATAGTGCTGTAGGTCTTGGAGCTAATGCTTTTGCTTCAGCTACAATAGCTGGTGCTAACACAGCAGTTGGTAATGGAGCTAATAACTTTACTAAAGCTACAATAGCAGGTGCTAATAGTGCTGTAGGTCTTGGAGCTAATGCTTTTGCTTCTGCAACAATAGCAGGTGCTAATAGTGCTGTAGGTCTTGGAGCTAATGCTTTTGCTTCAGCTACAATAGCTGGTGCTAACACAGCCGTCGGAAACGGTGCTAATAACTATCTTCTAGCTGTTATAACTGGCGCCAATACCGCAGTTGGAGATGGTGCTAATAACTTCACTAAAGCCACATTGAATGGCGCTAATACTGCCGCAAGAGACGCTACAAACTTAACATCAGGTACAGTTCCTTCTGCGCGAATTACGGGCGTAGGCACAATCACAACAGGTGTTTGGAATGGAACTGCAATTGCCGTTGGATATGGCGGTACAGGAGGCAATGATCAAGCTACGGCAAGAAGCGGTTTAGGTCTTGGCACAATGGCCACACAAGCTTCAAGCTCGGTATCTATTACTGGCGGTGCTATAAGTGGTCTAACATCACTTGCTGTATCTGGCGCTATAACTGCGACTGATGATATTACAGCATTTAGTTCCGATGCTAGATTAAAAGGTGATATTCAAATAATTGCTGACGCTTTATCTAAGGTAAAGTTAATTACAGGTATTACATATAGACATAATGATCTAGCCAAATCATTTGGATACACAGACGAAAACAGATTTGCTGGTGTTCTTGCTCAAGAGGTTGAAGCTGTTCTTCCTGAAGTAGTAGTTCCAGCACCATTTGACGTTGCAGATGATGGAACATCTAAATCAGGTGAAAACTACAAAACAGTTAAATACGATAAGATTGTTTCTCTTCTTATTGAAGCAATTAAAGAGTTGACAGCAAAAGTTGAAATGTTAGAATCAAGAGTTAACGAGTAAAAAATGCCAATACCAACAGGTACAGCAGCGATATCTTTTTCGCAACTGAGAGATGAAATGAACGCGGGTTCAGGTGGAGCATATCCTGCTACTCCAGGAACTTTCAATCTAAACGATGCCACATTTAGATCCAGACTAACTGATACTGCGGTAAATGGGGCACTTTCTCTTTCTTCTCTTCGCGGTAATGCTTATCAAAGATTTACTATCGCCGCAGATTATAATACCACTTATGATATTAGAACAGCTTTAGTTGCTACCGGCTGGACTACAACATCAAAAGGATCTGCTGACGTTGTGGTTAACGCAGGAATTTATGTTTCATCTGCATCAACAGGAGCATATGGAATGGATACTGGTGGTCCTTGGCCGGGGTCATCTACTATTGTCGTTTATAATAATGGATTTATTTTAGGTATGGGCGGTGCTGGCGGTGCAGGCGGCGAGGACGATTTTAATAATGCACAACCTGGTAATGCCGGAGGTCCGGCATTATTAGCGCAGCGCGCCATGACTTTAGTTAATGCCGGTACCGTCGGTGGTGGCGGTGGAGGTGGCGGCGGCGGCGACGGCACGACAGGTATCACTCCTCTTTCTCCGCCATTTAGTCCACTACCATTTAATAATGGCGGCGGTGGCGGTGGCGGTGGTCGAACTGGTAGAACAAATTCTGCCGCTGGAGGACCTGGACCCGCAGATGGTCCCAATGCGAATCCCGGCGGCGCAGGTCAAGCCGGCACAATTACCGCAGGCGGCACTGGCGGACCTGGCGCCGGGTCTGCAGGCGCAGGCGGCACTGGCGGAAATTGGGGTACCGCTGGCAACAATGGCGGTATAGGCAACGCTCCCGCGCAGCGCGCCGGCGGCGCCGCAGGTATTTCAGTACAAGGATGGTCTGTGGTAACCGCTCCAGCACCAACTGGAACAATTTTAGGTCCAACAGCAGGTTAAAAATTAGAGGATAAAAATGATAACAAGATACGCATATGTAGTTAATGATGAAACTCTTTGGGGACCTGGTCCCATGCCGTATTTCATAACTCTCACAAATCAAACAATGTGGGAAATTACTGCTCATACAAAAGAAGAGAATGAAGCTGTAGGAATATATGAAGTCGAGCAAATAAACTATAGAGAATTTGATGATAGATTCGAAAGAGCAAATATTCCGTCATATGCTTTAATTAATGATTTGCCGACAGAAACCTGGAGTTATACTTTTATACCAGCTGCAAAAGAGAATATGCAGATTGCCGTAGACGAACACGCAGAAGTTCTTAGAACGGAAGTCGCAACTAAGTTTGCAGGACAATACGCTGAATATGATCAGGCATATGCTGAAGCTTTAGCTATCACACAGTTAGATCCAAATGATGTAATTGTTAATGAAGATTATCCTTATGTTGCCGCAGATATAGGTATCACATATTCTGCATCTTTAGACCGAGAGGTAGAAACTATCAGGGAATCTGCTGAACTTATCGTCAGTACTCGCACAATTTGGAAAAATTTTGGCGCAAGTTTAAGATTAGCAAGACTTGCGGCTAAAAAGAATATAGCAGGCGCTAGTACCGATCAAGCAGCAAAAGTAATTTATGATACTTTTGCTGCAACGACAATTGGTGATTATATAACTGGTTAACAGAAAACTGGTCCATGTATCCAAGAGACGATAGACCGTCTAACGCCTCTTGTTACTGGAGTAACTTCGTGCAAAACATTTGATGGAAAAAATGTCATCATTCCTTGGCGTTTAGGAATAATCATTGGATTTTTACCTTCGTATATGATCAAATCACCTCCATCATACTCACTTGGGTCTGATAGTAGAACTGAGAATGATAACTTTCTATTTGAATTTATACCACCATCAATGTGAGCATCGTACTTACCAGGTTCTTCGCCAGCATAATATTCTAGATAGTCAATTTTTTCCATTTGATTCAAAACATATTTGAAGTTTAACCAATTCATATTTTTGATTTCTTCTTCTAACAATGAATAAAGCCAACCGAACTTATCAAATGGTAACCATGAATGCGAGACATTTCGAATCTTCGTATCGACAACACCCTCACTGTTGAAATCTCTGCTACCAATTCTAGCTAACTCAGTATTCTTACTGCCGTGTAAAATAATAGAATCGATCAAAGGTGCGGATAACACACCTTCTCTGGTCATGTATAGACATTTGGTATGTGGAACATAACCAAAAAACCAAACGGAATCACATTGCTGATCATCATTGGATTCTACTATTCTTTTAGCACCTAAAGATTCTCTACCGTCATACTTAAGGTCTTTGTGTGGACCATCGGCATCAACATAGTGAAGAAATACTTGACACTGCCATTTTCCCTGAGTATATGGTTCTCTCCAATGATTAATTTCCGTGCCTCTGTAAACTACCATACTTCCTACATCAATGAGGATCTCACCAATATCATTTTCTACTGTATCGTCAGTTGATACATGAATAGGCCAAACATCACCATCAAATCCAAGAGTGATTGTTGCGCTGATTTCACAGGCATCTCTATCAAGATGTGGTTTTAGTTCATTGCCAGGTAGATATTTTCTGGCATATGAGTATGTTGGAATAAGGTTTAGACCAGTTGCTTTTTCCAGAGTCGGACGAACATCCTCTAAAAGAATATCTAACATAGGATCGCCATAGATTGATTCCGACAAAGGACATTGCGGATCTTTTACTGTTTTATTGTCTTCTACCAGTTTCAAGATATAATCCGATAAATTTTGACAGATATCTACCGGAACAGCAGAATCCACAATTGCATACTTCTTTTCTTTGAAATATTCCGCAGGGGTCATGATTTCGTTTTCTTCAGCCATAATATAGTCTCCAAGTAATGTAGTTACAACTATATATGCAGCAGCCAGATTATATAAATAAAAGAAAAAGGTAAAAATTTATGGCAGCATATGTAGAACTTTACATGGATCAGGGCGCTAATTTCAAAAACGTTATCAATCTAACTGATGACGTTACAAATTCCAGTATTTCCCTTCTGAATTATAACGTTCGTAGTCAAATGCGTAGATCGTACTATTCGATAAACGCAAGTGCTGATATCGTATGTACGATAACAGATTCAAGTAATGGTGAAATCACTATGTCGTTGGGATCTGCGAATACATCCAACATAAAGGCTGGAAGATATCTATTTGATTTGGAAACTGTTGATGGTAATGGTATTGTAAATCGTGTGATTGAAGGTATCATAACAGTAACACCACAAGTAACAAGATAGGTATAAAACTATGGCTACAAAAGTAATAGTCAATTCCACAGGTTCAACCAGAGTTTCAAGTAAAACTACTGCTGTAAACGTAAACGTGAACTCTGTGGGTCCAAACAGAGTTTCAATAAACAACCAACAAAGAGCAACAGTAAGAACTGTTGGTATTATACCAGAACTTGAGTATGTTAATAGACTTGTAAATTTAATAGATGTTGATGCTACAAATTCAGAAAACAATGAAACCTTGGTCTATGATCAATCTTTAAACAAGTATGTAATTAAAACTTTACCAATCGTAGATGGAGGAACATTCTAAATGGCGAATACAGTCATTCAAATTAAAAGAAGCGTGGCAACAACCGCGCCTACGGCTGGTTCGCTATCTGCTGCGGAACCAGCGTATTCATATCTATCTGATAAGTTGTTCATCGGTTCTTCCGATGGAAATCAAGTAATCGAAATTGGCGGTCGTTTTTATATTAATACTGCTGTTAGAGCAGATCAAACAGCTAATCAATCACTATTGATTGCTAACTTAGCATTTGACAAAGCAAATGCAGCTAACGTTTTAGCTTTCAATACAGGTATTGGAGCAAATGCTTTTGCATCGGCCACAATAGCTGGTGCTAACAGCTTCTTCTTAGCAACAATAGCTGGAGCTAATACAGCGGTTGGTGCGGGCGCTAATGCCTTTGCTTCTGCTACTATAGCAGGTGCTAATACAGCGATTGGTACAGGTGCTAATAACTTCTTACTAGCCGTAATTGCTGGTGCTAATAGTGCTGTCGGTATAGGAG